GAAATATTTTAATCCGTTGTACCTCATTTATAGATCATGAAAGCGAAGTTGAAGAAGATGATTTTGATGTAATTATTCCTGCGGCTTTGGTGAAAAACCTATCAACTAAGTCTTTCTTAAAGGGCTATGAGGCTGAAAAACTGACTTGGCTAGATGCTAGTATTGATGGTCAAACAATAACAGTTGAAACCCCGCTGGGAATTGTCACACATAGCCTTATTGATGGAACTTACCCTCAAACAGATAAGGTCATACCAAAGAATAACGATTCCAGAAAATTCCAAAGTAAATCTATCGGCTTTAATACTGCGTATTTGTCAGAAATTTCTAAGTCCTTAAAGGCTGTAAGCGGAAATTGCAGTGCTGAAATATTCATGGGCGAAGATAATTCAGAGCCTTCGTTATTTTTACCCTCCATACCTTTAGAAGAAAGCGAATGGTTGGCTGTAATTATGCCTCTAAGACTAGGTGGCTAGAATGACCTTGAAAACCTCTATAGAACTTCCGTGGCCTTACAATGCGCTTAGTCCTAACGGTCAGGGCACAAAGAACATACACGCCAGAAACCGTTATTTTCAGAAATACAAAAAAGAAGCGTTTTATCTGGCTAAGACCATGAAGCCTTCCAAGAACCTGATTATTACCTTTCATCCCAGATCAAAAGCACAAGACAAGGACAACGCTATCGCTTGGTTTAAGGCGGGGCAAGATGGTTTAGCAGAAGCATGGGGCATAAATGACAGGGATTTTAATATCCAATACCGCATGGCGGAAAAGGGAACACGTAAAAATCCAAGAGTTGAGGTCGAACCGGCATGAAAATAACCAAATGCCCGACAATTCATTCATGGGGGTACATCCCTTGGAATCATTCCGTTGATTTAGAGCATCTTTCTTATCTGGATGAGGAGGTCGGCATAAACATATTTGGCGGTTATCTGAATGATTTACGCAAAGAGAAAACAAGATTTTTTGGCAAAAAGAAGAAAGGCAAGAGATGACGCAATACCCTAAATTTTTCACTATCTGTTACCGCAATGGACAGAAGCTATTAACGAAATGTTCAAACGCAAAAGACAAGCGCGACCTTTTTAAAAAGCTTAAAGAGCCGCACATAGCGCCAAGAGTTAAGGACGTTATCAGTCACGGGAGAATAAGACCGTGCTAATCCACTGCCCTGATAATTACCCTTACGTATGGTGTGAATACGAAGTCATAGAAGGCTATGTAAAAGAAGATGCTGATAAGTGTCATCTTCCAGCCGATCACGTTTATGTGCGGGGGTATAGAACGAAGGAGGCGGCGCTTAATGGCGGTTAATTATATCCAGTTTCATATAGGTGACTTTCTTTCAGGTGTTATGCACATGGATGCCGTAGAGGTCGGCGCATATACCATGCTCATCATGGCGCATTATCAAGCAGGTGAACAAGGCTTGCCAGATGATGACGAGAGATTAAAGCGTATCACCAAGACCAGTACAAAGGTTTGGAACAGAATTAAGCCCATCGTATTAGAAAAGTTCGATGTCAAGAACGGGTATATCACTCATCACAGAATACTAACAGAGATTAAAAAAATAAAAGATAAGGCGGGTACAGGACGACCAAGACAGTCAGACAAAAACCCAGTTGGGATTCCCAAAGTGGACTCAAGTAAGTGCGAGGAAGTTTCCCAAAATAAAAATAAGTCATTGAAATCAAAGGAAACTGAAAAAACCATTAACCAAGAACCAATAACCAATAACCAAGTAAAAGATATTACTAGCGTAATATCCAAAAAACCGCCCCCCAAAAAAAATAGGGGTTCTAGGCTTCCTGATGACTGGGTTCTTCCAGAGGACTGGGGTAAGTGGGCTGAGAGCGAAGGGCTATCGGTCAACAACATCTTGGCAGAGGAAGAGAAGTTCAAAGACCATTGGCTTTCGGTGGCTGGAAGCAAGGGGGTAAAGCAGGATTGGCAAGCAACATGGCGAAACTGGATTAGACGAAGCAAGGAGTATGGAAAATGAGTTACAGACAGCAAAATAACGAAAGACTGGTGCAAAACCAAAGCGTGAATGAGGAGTTATCATGGTCGAGCTATCGAATGAATGGTGGAGATTGGAAGGGGTACATTGACCTTTTGCATGATAACCGAAGGCTATCAAGCAAGCTGCAAGAAAAATACTTCGGCAGAGTGGAGTATCAATACCCATGACAGACCTTGAAGCCCTATTGCAGTCAGACTTTGAAAACCTGCTATCTCAAACCGTTTACACGAGAAATGAGATTTTATCACCACGCAGGCAATCTGAATTAGTTGATGCCAGGCAGTTCATCGCCAAGGGATTAAGGGCAAAGGGCTACTCATTCCCGAAGATAGGCAAGGTCATGAACCGAGATCATACGAGCATACAGAACTTAGTTAAATGGAGATAGATATGAACGCAAACTTTTTAAACCCACCAACTGAAAGGAGCTAAAATGCTTTACTTAAACGACCAACCAACTATCTCTGCCGCGCGCGGAATTGCCCCTGAAAAAGAGCCTGAAACTCTGAAAGAGCAAATTCAGAAAAAGCTTTTTGACAGAGAACAGAAAACATCTGAGATGCAAATTCATGAGCGTTTTTACAGGCTTGAGTCAGAAATGGGCTTTGTATGCGCTGAATTATGCGACCAAATCGAAAGCTTAAAGGCCGAGATTGCAAGCTTGAAAGAAGCAAAAGACTGCACTGATGGCTCTGTAGGCTAAAACTACGCTGGCAGACCGTATAAAGTCTGCCATTTTTTAAAATCCTACAGGGGAGGAAACATGAACGATAACGCGCAGACAAAACGACATACGTTTATCCAGAGAAAGCTTACAGGCAGCCGGTATCAAATTTATGCCATGAGCAAGGAACGAGCCGATACGCTCAAGCACATGACTTCCGCTATGGAAGATGCGGAGCGTGAAATCCATAAATATTACGACATGCAAGCGGGGGCTATGGGGTATGCCACATTAGACGATGATACAAGGTCAAGCGCACCGATAACAGAACCCACCAAAGAGGAAATAGACCGCTATCAGGCCATGATTAAAATCATGAAGGTATGGCGTGATAGAGTGCCAAGCGGGGTTAGGGGCATCGTCATAGACCATTTAAAATTCGGCACATCTTTTGATGATATATCTTACCAGAGAGCGATTGATGATGAATTTGAGGTAAGAGTTCAATACAACACCGGATTGAATGAGTATTGCATTATCAGGGGATGGGGAGACCAGTTTGAATAAATTACGGCCACCCAAAATTGATACATTACGAACTTTTAAAAAAATTTAAAAAGAGTCTTGACGAATCTTAAAAAATTTAGTCTAATAGTTCTTGAGGTGGTGCGCCTAAAGCAAACTACCTTAATAGAAGAAAAACTATTCGCGAGATCGTTTAGATCACATTACACACAAGCCGCTCCTTCGGGGGCGGTTTTTTAGTTTCAGCCCGTTAACTCCTCTCTTCTTGTTTGAATGACTCACGTAGCACTCCCCTCTAACGGGCGGGGGAGGTGTTACATTAAGGATTTAAAATGGCTGATTTATTTGTTGATTGTTATGGCGCTTTAGCCAATGACGGAAATTATCAATGCCCTGACAGGTTTTTAGGACAGGTCAACATTACAACTTTGTCCAGTACATCACAAAGCGCATCACTTCCAACTGGAACACGTTTCGTTGAGCTGGCAACAGATGCCACGGAAATGGTTTATGTCGAGTTTGGAGAGGGAAGTGCAACAGCCACAACGGCAAGCCAGAGATTATTTGCAGCGCAATCACAGACAAGCGGCAAGTACCTAGGAATAAACGGTAAAACAAACGACACAATAGCGGCGAGGATCGCATAACAACCCTAACAGCCACTAGAGCCATGAAGGACAATAGGCGGGAGGTATCACATGGCACTTACGCCAAAGCAAGAAGGATTTTGTCAGAAGTATTTAGAAACGGGTAATGCAAGCGAAGCGTATAGGCTAAATTACAAGCATGATACGATGAAGCCTGAAACGATAAACAGGGAAGCTAAGTCTTTACTTGATACCCCCAAGATTTCCGCAAGGATAGAAGAATTAAAGAAACGTCACGCTAAGCGCCATGATTTAACGGTTGATGATTTAATTGCAGAACTGGAAGAAGCCAGAGCATTAGCAAGGGATATAGAGCAACCTGCAGCGATGGTGTCGGCTACAACAGGCAAGAGTAAATTGCTAGGTCTTGATAAAACTGTGATAGCGGGCGACCCTGAAAATCCTGTCTTGAAAGAAATCAAGGTAAGCTTTGTCGGTTAACCTTCAAATCCCGAAAGCATTTAAGGGATTATTTGAACCAAAGCGATATAAGATATTTTATGGAGGGCGGGGCGGTGCAAAGTCACATGCTTTTGCCAGAGCCATACTGGTTAAGGGGATGCAGCAGCCTTTAAGGGTTGTCTGTAGTCGTGAAATACAAAAGAGCATTAAGGATTCCGTTCATCAGCTCTTGAGTAATATCATCAGGGAACACGGGCTTGATGATTTTTATACGATACAGAATGACGCGATTAAGGGTGCTAACGGTACGCTTATAACATTTATAGGCTTGAAGCATAACGTCACGGGCATGAAGTCTTTAGAGGGCGTTGATATTCTATGGGTGGAAGAAGCCGAGAACGTATCAAGCAACTCTTGGGAGATTGCTATTCCGACTATTCGTAAAGAGGGTTCGGAAATATGGGTATCGTTCAACACCAAGAATATAACAGACCCGACCTATCAGAGATTTGTAGCACAAGCTGATGATCGGATGTTGGTTAAGAAAGTCTCTTGGAGAGACAATCCGTTTTTCAGTGATGTGCTGAATGATGAACGTAAAAAGCTAGAGAGTGAAGACCCTGAAGCTTATTTGCACGTTTGGGAGGGCGAGCCGGATACACGCAGAAGCGGATTTATATACGCCAAGCAGTTATCTAAGGCAAGGGACGAGCAACGCATAACAAGCGTTCCTTATGACCCGTCATGCGAGGTATTCACAGCATGGGATTTAGGCTTTGGTGATGCGACAAGTATTTGGTTCTTACAGTTTGTAGGGCGCGAACTTCGTTGGATAGACTTTTACGAAAATAGCGGTCAACAGCTAGATCATTACGTCGAGCTGATAAAATTCAAGCCTTATAATTATTCAAAGCATTTCCTGCCGCATGACGGTTCACATGGAAACATTAGAGGCTTGCGGGTGGATGAGCAGCTAAAAAGCATGGGGCTTCGTTGTGAGGTCTTAGAGCGCGAAACAAATATATCTGTAGGTATAGAGTTGGTACGTCAAACACTGGCTTATTCTGTATTAGACGCAGAGAAGTGTAAGGACGGTATTCATTCGCTTGATAATTACAAATATGAGTGGAACGAGGACTTGCAGAGATTCAAAGATAAGCCGTTGCATGATTGGTCGTCTAACGCGGCTGATGCGGCAAGATATGCGGCACATGCTGCATCTAAGGTAAAGACAGGGTTTGCAAAGCCAAAACCACCGCCACAACGTCCTGTTTATACGGGTTCACAAGGATATCTAGGGTAAATATATGGAAGAAAAAAACAGCTTCGATATCCAAGCGGATATGGAGGATTACAAGCTTGACCGCGATTACTGGGAAAGCGAGATATACAAATCAGGCCGTGAAGATAAAATCTTTATGTCTGATACGGAAGGTTCTCAATGGGATTCCAAAGTATATCAAGCTAGATTGCAGTCAGGCCGTCCAGCATTACAGATAGATAAGCTAGAGCAGGTTTGCAATCAGGTTATTAACGATGCGCGTATGAATACGCCGACGATTAATGTCATACCGGGCGGCAAGAACTCTGACCCTGAAACAGCAGAAATCATTAAGGGTAAAATTAAGGATATTGAATATTCCTCTGATGCTGACACCGCTTATGATACCGCGATTAACAACTCTGTTATGTGTTCTATCGGGTTTATCCGTGTTGACCATGATTATGAAGATGATGAAAGCTTTGACCAGAAGCTAATTATTGAGCGGGTAGTCAATCCGTTTGCTATTTACCTTGATAGAAATTCGGTCAAGGTTGACGGTTCGGACGCAATGAGCGGACGCATTATTGAAGAAATCAGCGTTAAAGAGTTTAAAAGAAAGTACCCTGATCTTGAGCCTGTATCTTACGGCGAGGATAGAGACTGCGAATATGGGGATGAAGATTATATTAACATCTGTGAGTGTTTTAAGGTTGATATTGAACAAGAAACCATCACGGATGAACTAACAGGCAAAGAGCGCACAAGAGAAAAGCGCACTGTTCGCCGTTATAAGCTATCAGGAAAAGATATTCTGGAGGAAGGTATTTTCCCCGGTATTTATGTTCCGATTGTTCCTGTGTACGGAAAAGAGCATTGGGAAAACGGTAAGAGAAAAGTATTCAGCCTTATTCGCAAGGCGAAAGACCCGCAAAGACAATTTAACGGTCTGGCATCTTTGGAAATGGAGTTTATCGCTAACCATCCAAAGCAGAAATGGTCAGGCGATTATCAATCTTTTGAAGGTTTTGAAGAACATTATCTTGATAGCAGTAAAACAGGTATTCTTCCCTTTGATAGTAAAGACGGTAAGGTTGCGCCACCTCAATTAGTGCCGCCACCGCCTATTCCTGCAAGTATTATTAATTCCAAGCGTGAAGCCGTTGAGGATATCAAGGCCGCCACAGGGATTTATGATGCGTCATTAGGGGCGAGATCAAACGAGACAAGCGGCGTTGCGATTAATCAGCGTAAAATGGAAGGTGATGTAGCAACATATCACTTCTCTGACAACCTTGTGAAATCTATCGCACAGGTTGGACGTATTTTAGTCAATGCCATGCCTGATATTTACGATACGGACAGGGAACTTCGTATTATTGATGATGAGGAAAATCCAAAGACAGTTGGCATTAACAACCTATTATTGCCAGACCAAGAAAGACCGTATGACCTAAGAAAAGGCCGCTATGATGTGAAGGTTGTAACGGGAGCAAGCTTTACCACGCAAAGACAAGAGGCGGCAGCGTTCTATTCAGAGATTGTGAAATCTAACCCAGACTTAATGCAGGTCATGGGTGATTTACTCTTTAAGAATATGGACTTTACAGGGGCGCAAGGTATGGCCGAGCGCATGAAGAAAGTTATAGACCCTAAGTTCTTGGATGAAGAAGATCGGGAAGGGCAAGACCCTGAAAAAATGCAGATGATGCAAGCTATCGAACTTTTGAAAGCCGAGCTACAGAAAACACAGGCAGAATTACAGGATAAGAAACAATCCGAGAGTGCCAAGCTTCAATTAGAGGCCGCTAAGTTAAAAGCGGAAACAGAAAAGACACAACTTGAGGCGCAGCTTCGTGAGCGTGAAATGCTGATGGAAGCAGACCAAGAGCAAAGACAATCATATTTAGAAGCCCAGAAAATCGCGTTAGAGCGCGAGAAATTAATGGCAGAGATTAGGGCGCGGGAAACGCAGCCCACCGAAATTAGGTAATAAAGCCTGATAATCAAACCTTAGCCCCTTTCGAGGGGCTTTTTTTATGGGAGAAACTAAATGGAAGAATTAGCTGAAACGGTAGAAGCACCTGAGATTCAGGATGCACCCGAAACCGAAGTAGAGCAAGAGCCGGAAACTGAGGAACAATCCGAAAGTGAGGATGCTGATAAAGAGCAGCCTAAACAAGAGGAAGACACGCCTTGGCCTAAGAAGGCTCAAAATGCGTTATCCCGGCGCGATAGACAAATAGGGAAAATGCGGGCTGAAAACCAAGTATACCAAAAGCAATTAGCAGAAATGCAAGAGCGATTGGCAAAGCTGGAAACACCTGCACCTAAAGAGCCAAGTATTGATGACTTTGAGACATTTGAGGATTACATCAAGGCTCTTACAAAACAAGGTAGCCCACAGCAACAGTCAAAGGACGCTGCTGACCCTGAGAAAATCAGAGAAGAGGCATACAACCAAGCACAAAAACAGTTGTATATCCAGCAAAGGACTGATGTAGCCGTAAAGGCAGCACAAGACCTAGCGGAGAAAATACCTGATTTTGCAAGTGAACTCGCCCAAAACACAGACATTATGGACGCTCTGCCGGAAGCAACGCAAGAAGCTTTCCTGAG